GAAGAAGAGACTTGGAAATAAAACAAATTTAGATTTTCATGAACTACCTGCACCTAATATGTTTTTATCAGCTCTTGAAAGATTTGCACAAAAATTAGGAAGAACTCCAGATTTAAAAGTTGATGTTATTAATGCTAAAGATTCAGAAAGAGCAAAAAAGAAATCTGAAAAACTAGAACGTATCGTTGGTGCTTACGATGATATGCAAAAATTAAATTTACAATTACCACAAGTAGGTAGGTGGCTTCCTGGATATGGTTTTGTTGTTTGGTGTATTACATCTAAAAAAGATAGAAATGGAAACTCTTATCCTCAAGCTGAATTAAAAGACCCATTTACTTGTTACCCTGGACCATTTGGTAATGACCAACAACCAGAAGATTTAGCAATTATTAGTAGAGTTCCAATTTCTTCATTAGTTAAAGAATACCCACAACATAAAGCAAAGATAATGGGTAGTGATAAAGCTACTGAAAACAACGTATCTTATTTGACTTTAGGGCCTAGTCAAGGAAGTTGGGCTAATCAAAATGGAGATGGAAAAGTTGTAGTTGAATACATGGATGAAGAAGGAACATACGTATTTCTTCCAGATACTAGAACAATTATAGATTACATTCCTAATCCATTATTAAGTGGCCCAATGTTTGTAGTAGCTAAAAGATATTCTTTTGACCAAATGCAAAGTCAGTTTCAACACGTTATAGGCCTTATGGCCAATATGGCTAAAATAAATATTCTAGGAACCATTGCTATGGAAGACGCAGTGTTTACTGAAACAAACATAACAGGAGAAATAGAATCAGGAAAATATCGTAAAGGTAGATTTGCTGTTAATTATTTAGCTCCAGGTTCGTCTGTTTCTAAACCAGTTAATAATCTTCCATATCAATTGTTTCAACAAGTTGATAGATTGGAAAGACACCTACGCTTAGGTTCTGCCTATCCTGTTTCTGATGATGGACAATCTCCTAACAGTTTTGTTACTGGTAGAGGATTAGAGGAACTAGGTCAATCTGCATCTATGCATGTAAGAGAATACCAACAGGTATTACGAGATGCATTGCAAGAAGTAGATGCTAAAAGACTTGAATACGATGAGGTTATGTTTCCTAATAAGAGAAAGCCAATAGCAGGAATGCATAAAGGTACCGCTTATAAAGAATCATATACACCAAAGTCTGATATATCAGAAATGTATAAGACTAGAAGAGTATACGGAGTAATGGCAGGATTTGATGAACCACAAAAGGTCATCACTGGGTTGCAATTAAAACAGCAAGGTATTATTGATACACAAACCTTACAAGAAAACCTAGATGGGTTAGATAATATTACAAACATACAAAATAGAATTAATGCTGAAAAAGCAGAAGGTGTATTGTTTGAATCATTAATGGCCCAAGCAGCACAAGGAAATCCAAAAGCTACTATGGCTGCAGCAGAGATACGAAAGAATCCTGCTCAGATGACAAAGATACTTGATAAATTTTATACAGCCGAAGAAGAAGCAACGCCTGAAGAAGAAGCTGTTATTGGTGGACCACAAGCACCAGTTCCTCAGGGACCAACAGATATAGCATCTGTATTAGCAGGTTTAGCAGGTGGACCACCTCAAGAAGGAGGACCAGTTGTCTAACCCAGAACAAGAATTAAGAAAAAAGTTTTACGATATAATAAATTCAGAAGATTGGAATTTAAATTATGATGCTCGTTTACCAAATATAGATGAAGTAAAAATAACAGAAGTTCCTTTAGGAAATATTTTAATGCCTACACCTTTACCTGGAATATGGTTGCATCTCAACATGGGATTTGAAGTAGAAATAGAAGACGATAATTTATGGTAAGAAAGAAAAAAATACAAGTTCCTACAAGAGCAGAAGGAGACCCAACAGGACAAACACAAATGTTACAAGAACAAGTGGATGCTGTTGAAACACCACTTGCTGTACAAACTCAAGCTCCTGTTCAAGCACCTCAAGCTGTTCCTATGCAGGATGTTTTTGGTACACCTACACAAAAACCACAAGAAGCAGGTAATACATTAGGAGAAAGTACTCCTATGATTTCTGCTGCCGATGATATAGAAACTTTAAAAACAGTTCTATTGGAGAAATTTCCACAGTTATTAAGTAGATTCTAATGTCTTACTATTTGAATTGGGGAGAAGAAAAATTAGAAGACTTCCACTATAACGAAGCAAAAATTAAATCATCTGAATTAACTAAACAACAATTAGGAGATGAAGGCATAAATGATTTAGGAGAAAAAACCTCAAAGTTTATATCTATGAATCCATTTGAATCAGAAGATTTAGCTATAGCTTCAGCTTCTATGAATATTACTCCTAAACAATATAACGATTTATGGACAACTACAAGACCACAAACATATAATTATTCTGTTTCAGGAGATTCTCCTGTTGTAGAACTTTCTAAAAAGTTTTGGGAAGAAATAAAAGATTCTTATAATAACTACAAAACATTTAATAAAGAAAATCAATATAACTTATTTGGCGAAGCTGATGTAAAAAAAGCTGCTTTTATTAACGCAGCTATACTTACACTTAATTCATTGTTTGAAGCAGGTAGCACATATTTAGTTAACACTATTGGATTAGAACAAAAAGCATATCAAGCAGAATGGGCAAAAAGTAAAGGTTTAGATATAGATAAAGATTTTGCTAGGTATGTAGGAGATAAAGAAACAGAAAACAACGAAGTACCTTTAGCTATTAAATTAAAATCATTTGCTGCAGGGTTTAAATCATTTTCAATAAATAATGACAGGATGACACAAAGTCTTATAGATAATATATTAAATAAAGAATCTGCATCTTATACTCCTTATATTTCAGATAGAGCAAGAAATTATTTATTAAGTAAAAATCTTGTAGATGATTTAGGAAATCCAATGCTACAGAAGTCAGATTTACAAGCTATTGAAGAAGCATTCCCAGATGTATTATCTGAACAAATAAAAATAAAAACAGGTGGTATAGAAAGAAAACTTACATTAAATGAATCTATTGATGTTTATATTGAAACATTTAATCATTTACTTAGTAGCAATGTTGATGAAGGAATAGAAGCGTGGTTTGGTCGTGGTCAATATTTAGAAGAAGCAAGAGAATCTAGAGAAGGTTTTAAAAAAGCAAGTATTGCATCTAACTTTGGGGACTTAGTTAGATATTCACTTACTGGTTCTTTATCAGGAGAGTACAGTCCAAAGATGGCAGTACGTACTGAAATACAAGATGAAGCAGATGCTAATTTATTTTTATTAGAACAAGCATATAACTTTGGAACTATTACCGAAGAAGATTTTGAAAAAGCAAAAGCACAAATAGATGAAATAGAACAAACTCAATTAAGTGATATGGAGTTTGACCCTAAGCACGGTTGGAATGCTTGGATAGGATTTGGTTCTAACTTAATTGGAATGATTAAAACAGACCCTTTTATTATGGCTTCCAGGGGTGTAGGAGTAGGAGGAAGAGCTGTAGCTAGTGAAGAAGTGTTAACAGGTGTTGGCAAACAACTTGATGAACATATAAAAGCAGGTGGTACTGCAGCAGAGTTTTTTGCAGAAGGACAAGATGATGCTATAAGAATACTTGCAGATAAAATTTCAGACTTAGCACAAGCAGATGCACCATTGTTTAGTGAGTTAACATTAAGAGGATTTAGTCCAGAAGTTGCCTGGCGTATAGTTGATAACCCTAAAAATAATCCACAAGGTTATTTTAATATTATTAAAGATTCACTAACAAAAGGTTATATATCTGATATAAGAGTTAATGGTAAAATGAGTTCTAATGCTAAAGATTTTCATTTACAACCGAAAGTTTTTAGCGATAACTTTTTAGACAACATAGCAGAAACAATGTCAGGTAATACTACTACTGCAAACTACATTAGAGGTGGTGGTACTAAAAGTAAAGGAAGAATAAGAACTGCAACATCTAGTATAAAAGATGTTTTCTTAGGCACTGATGTTAGGATACCTTCTAGACCTTTTGCTTATTTAACAGACCAAACAAGGTCAGTAGATACATTTATTAAAACAGGAAGATTGTTTAGTGTTCCAACTGCAGTTATAGAAGATTTATCTAAAAAGTTCTATGTTGCTGTACAAGATAAAAATTATAAACTAGCTCAAAGTATTTTTTATGATGAATTAATTTTAAGAGAAGGAGCTATACAATTAAAAGCTGCATTTGGTTTATCAGATGTGGAAATTACAGAATTTTTCTCTAAACATTTAGATGATGTAAGAGGGTTTGGAGATGAAGGTAGAACATATAGACCAAAACAACAAACACAATATTACGAGGATGATTTTGTAGACCCCTTTACTAAAGCACAATATGCTGACCAAATACCTAATGAAGAAGGGTTAATAGACTTTACTCAAAAAGCAGTAGGTATGGCAGGACAGGCTATGGATTTAACTATAAATATTCCTGATTTAAGAGCTACATTAATACATACAGGCATAAGAAGAAGACTTAGAAATAAACTTGTTGGTTCTAATCAAGTAGATGAAAGCATAAAAAAAATTAGAGCGGAAGCTGATAAAGGAGTAAAAGGTAACTTCTTTGACCCAGAAACACCATTAGGTCAAATAACTAAAGATGCTTTTTCAGATTTACCAGATGAATCTTTTTTATACAAAAAATTAGTTATGGAGATTCCATCTGCAATGGAAAGAGGAATGTTTGGTTTTATACGAAGAGTATGGATGCCATTACAACTTGTTACTCGTATTGCATTCCCACTTAAAATAACAATGGATGGTAGTTTAAGAGTATCTACAAAAGGTTTAGCTTCTATTTTTAGAAACCCACAAGAATATTTAAAGATGATAATGAATGACCCAGATGGTTTAATGCTTAAAGTTCTAGAAGGAAAAGGTGTAGATATAAAACCTTTAACTACATTGCGTGGTCCATTTAGAGTTACTAAGCCAATAGAAGGTGGAACTTTATCATCTAAATTACCTTTAAGGTTTAGAAAATCTTTAGGTGCTATTACAGAAGGGAACTCAGAATTTGGTGTACCAGAAGTTAGAGACTTGTATGAAAGAGACCCTAAGTTTACTTCTGTGTTTAGAAAAGACAGAGGAGATTGGGAAGATGTTTATAAAACAGGAGAAAAAGATTTTGCTGTACTAGATGATGTTTATGCTTCAACAGTTCAAGATTTTCAAGTCAAAGATGAATATATAGAAGCGTATATTGATTATTTAATAACACAAATGGCACACGACCCATTTATGCCTATTGTGGCAGGTGCTATGAAAAAAGGTATGTCTGATGAAGAAATAGTTAAAGCAATAAAAAGTAATAAATATTTAATGGATGAAATAGATTCTTTAAATAGAAAGATATTATCTAGGCAAAATGTAGATGGTAAAGCTCAGAATATTGTTGTAATTAAAAATGATAAAGACTTCTTAGATTTTGTTAAACACCACAGAATGTCTATTAATAACTTTACTGGTGCAGATAATGGATTGATTGAAGTTATAGCAAGTGGAAGAGTAGGAAAGATAGATGTAAGAGATTTTGAAGTATTAAGAACTATGAATACACAAAGTATCAAAAAACAGTTAACTCGTCTTATAAATAGAAACATAGATAATTTACCTGCTTCAGTCCCTGGCGTTAAAAAACCTGATACAAAAGGATTTATAGAAAGATACCAAGCATTAACAGATGCGTTATTTTTTACAGTAGGACAAGCAGAAGCATCATTAGTTCGTATTCCTACATTTAAACAAGCATATTTACATTACATTGATGCCAACATGGCTTTTGCACAACGAAATGCATTAGCTGATATGTTAAAAAATCATTATGACCCTAATGTTCCAGTTAATTTATCGGATGATTTAGTTAGAAAAGCCAAAAGATTATTAGAAGATAAACGTCTAGACCAAGAAGAAATAGATTCTGTAATGTCAAAGATAGTAAAACAGTCAGTATCTAAAACAGATGATGGTATTACTGTTGTTTCTTATAGTTCAGATGGTATATATACACCTAGAGCTTTAGGAGGTATGAAAGATAATCAATTAGAGTTTAATGTAAACATACAGAATGCAGAAAGAAAAGCATACATTACAGATAAAGAAATTGCCAACATTAGGTTAGGCGATGATAATACAAAGATAGGAACATACTATTCAAACCTAAGAAAAGAAGAAGTTGTATTAAATGGAAGCCTTCTTCCAGAACAAAAGTCTACATTAAGAAGAACATTAATAGATTTCTTTGGTCCAGATACAAATAAAGATGCTAATGCTATAGTCGATAGCTTTGAGAAATATTTAAAAGAAGTTAACTCTACTCCTAGTGTTAAAGAACTTAGAAAAGAACTTAAACTAGGAAATATAAAATACGAAGAAGTAGTAAATATTGCTCAAAGAGGTGGGCTACATTCTTTCTTGGATGAAAAGACTGGGAAGTTTATTATTAATAATCCTAAAAATAGTCCAATAGTTCAAGAATTAACTGAGATAGATTATCACACAATGTTAGATAGAGCAGATGTTAGGTCAGATATAACAAGAAACATGACCTATGATGACTTAGATAGAAGAGCATCAGAAGCAGCATTTGAAATACATAACAGATTACTTTATAACTTACTGGAAAGAGGATATGTTGCTGAAGCATACAGGTTAGGTTTACCGTTCTTTGAAGCATATAGAGAAGTACTGGGTAGATGGTTCCAGTTAGGAACAACAAATACTAGAGCTACAGCACAAGTTGCATTTGCCTACAGAAAAGGATTAGAAGAAAACCTAATCTATGAGGACAAGTTTGGAGAGCAATATTTAATAATACCTGTAGGTGGAACTGCATTGGAAAATTATGTTAAAAGTGGTGGAGAAGGAGTATGGACAGATGATATTGGTATAGAAGAAAGTGGAATAATTCTTAAAAGAAGTTTTCCACTATCAGCATTAGGTGTTGCAGGTGGTGGATTGTTTCCTCCACTAGGACCAGTTGTAGCTATACCAGTAGGTTTATTAACTGCAGATAATCCAGAAGCAAGAAGAACGTTAGAAAGAACTATATTTCAATTCGGTTTACCTTTTGAAGGTGGTGCAGGAGATTTAAAAAGTTTTGTAGGAGAAGTGTTAATGGAAGAAACATTACCTGCTACAGGAAAGAATATATTAAATTCTGTAGCAAGTAAATTAGGATTCTCAGGTTTAGATGAAGATTTGTATTCGTTAGCAACTACACAAGGTACACAGATAGCTTCAATATTATTTCCTGATGAAGTACAAGACTCCGAATTTTTATTTGATAAAGCTGCAATTATTAGAGATAACATTTATCAATTAAAAGCATGGGATAGAAATATTAATCCACTTGTTCCAAGGATGAATGTTTTATACAGAGCAGATTTAGAAGATAGTACATTCTTAGAATGGTATGGAAAAGAAGGAGAAGATAGCGGTCTTGTATGGAATAGTTTTGTTGAGTTATCAGTAATACATAGTTTCTGGAGAGATATAAAAATTGAATATGCAAAAACTATGGGTGTAAAAGAAGCAGATTTTCAAGCTACAAAAGATATAGTTAGATTTTTAGGACTAGATAAGTATTCATTAGAAGATAGTTTTACTTCTGCATCTATGCAGCTTAAAGGAAAATCTATTAGTGAATCAGGTAAATTACCTATGACCAAACCTGAATATGATTTCTATTTAGATAATCAAGATTTATATGAAGATTATGGTGGTAACGTTTTATATTTCTTTGATGGTCTTGGAGAAGGGGAAATAGATTACTCAGCTTACGGTGCATTAAAAGGATTAGGAATGGTAACTCCATTAACTAAAGAAGAGTTTTATTACAGAAGTGCTACTTATGCTGCTTCTATAGTAGAAAGAGCAGCTAAAGCTGAAAAGGTAAGAAAGTTTGAAGAAGCAGGGTTAGGTCAACAAGCAATAAAAGCTGAACTTGCAAAGGTAGATATAGTATTAGCTAAGTTATTCCCATTAGCTTATGGAGACCCAGTAACTAAAGCAGAAGAATTAGCAAAGTTACCTGGTTATCAATTACCAAAAGGAGCAGACTATTCATTTAATGCAGAACTTATTACTAAAGCAGCTAATGACCCAAGATTTTCTGAATTTGCAATAACTCCTGTTATAAAAGAATATACTGATTATAGAACAGAAGTTCTTAAAGGCGTTCAATTAGCTAATAAGATGGTTACAAAAGAAGATGCAGCTTATTGGGTAGCAACTAACGACAGTGCTAAAGCACAAGCTGTTAGAGAATTACTATTTAAGAAAGCATCTGAGTTAATTGTTAAAGACCCAATGTTCGGTGTCGTCTTTGAAGAAGTGTTCTATAATGAAGTAGTTAAGTTTGGAGTTGAAAATTAATGTCAGGAAGTATATACATAGCAAGAACAGGTAGTGTCTCAGATATTATTGAGACTGATGGTGTGGAACCAGAAGACGATGTAACACAGTTTATTATAGATTTACTAACAGACCCTGATAGAAACAAACCTTTAGGAGAAGGTTTTCAATCTAATTATGATATGGAAGTAATAGTTGATGGAAATGTCATAATGAAAAAAGTAGATGCTGAAGAATATTTAAAACAACAAGGATTTAAACATGTTTATTTTGCAAGAGATGCAGGAGAAGTAGCAAGAGATTTAACTAAAGATAATATAGCAATTATTAAAACACAGATGGTTAATGTTGGAATTATTGATGCTAATAAAACTGTAGGTGTTGCAGCAGATGAGGAATTTGTTAAAGGTATAAAACAACTTATGGAGTTCAGTATGAATACAGGAGGCAAGGTAAGTTGGCTAGGTGCATTATCAACAATACGTACTGATTTTAATGCAAGAAGAGCAATGACTACATCTTCTCCAAAGATTGAAGCTGAAGAAATAGATGAGTTAGTAGATGATACATTAACTAAAGCTAAAGCTAGAAAAGGTGCTGCACTAAGTATTGAAGAAAGAGACTATATTTCTAATAGAGTTAAAGGATTAGCTAAAGATTTCAACATAGCTTCTTCAGAATTAGGCCAGGGAACAGATGCTAGGTTTGAATATACACCTGCAAGAGAAGGAAGCACTAGAGTAATTGAAGGAGATACAACAGTAAGCTCTACAAGTAGACCTGAACAAACAGTATTTATTCCAGGAACAGAGGCAGAAGAGCCAGATGTCGAAGGATTAATAGAAGATACTGATGAAGTAATAGAAGAAGTATTTGCACCTAGAGAAGAACTAGAAGCACAATCACGTGCAGCAGGACAAGTAGGAGCAAGAGCTGCAGATACTATAAACAGTTTAACAAATTTAAGTCGTAGACAAGTCAAGAGATAATGCCTGAAAAGATAGCAGTTGGGTTATTAATATTTCTGCTTAAACAAGCAGGAGCTTCTAATTCTGATATACCAAATATGTTAGCTATTGCACAAATGGAATCAGGCCTTAATAATAATATTGAAGGAAAAGAGAACAAAAATAAAACTAGAGATGTAGGTATATGGCAGATAAATGCAGAATCTTACTGGCATGACTCTGAGGGAACAAATGATAACTCAAAAGGACCTGATAATTTTACAAAAAAATGGATGAAAAATAATGGTGGAGAATTAAGTTTTGATGATTTCAGAGAGAAAGTAAAAACAGATTTAGAATACTCAACACAATTTGCTGTTGATTTAGTTAAATACAGAAACGATAATCCTAACAGTTTTCCAGATGGAAAGTATGGTGCCTGGTCTGTATGGAATCAATTTATAGAACCATACGTAGAAAAAGGTATAAAAGATATTATAGATTCAAGACAAGAAGATATGGATTTAGCAGTAAGTTACATAGACAACTATGAAGAATTAGAGGAAACACCACCAACTCCAACAACTACGACTACAATACCTAGTACAAGTACAACAGTTGTAGACAACGGAGATGACGTGGTAGAAAAAGTAGACCCAAGAAAAAGAACTAGAAGAGAATTAGAAATGAGAGAAAGTTTTTCTAGAATGACTGCTCCTGAACGAGTTCCTTCAGGGACATTTATGAAATCATACCAACAGATGGTTGATTTGTTTGAAGCACAAATAAACAAGCAAAGAGAATCAAATGGTTTACCTCCTGTTGATAGACAACTAGCAGAACAATCAGTGTACATGTCTAGTTTTGATAGTTTTAGGGAAGCTATAGATGTATTAAAAGGTTTAAGTTTAGACAATGACTCCTGAGGAGATACTTAGAAAAGTAGGTCTCAGCGTAAACGATTTAAGACAGTATGCTTTAAAAAGATTATTAACTGTAGATGCAGCAATGCATGGCACATCAATCGCAGGTATTACTGAATATCTTACTGATGTTGCAAAAATTCCACTTGACTTAGCAGAAGATATGATGGCAAGAATAGTAGGAGAGTTATATGCTTTAGTTCCTGAGTCTGTAAGGACAAGAAGTGTGTTGTCAAGGATGGCAGGTAATTTACCTAAGAAAGCTCAAGATGCAGCAGCAGAATTTACTGATTCATTTGAAGAATTAGCAAAAGCATTTTCAAGAAAACCTTTAGGAGAGGTTGATGAATTTCTTAAAATAACTACTACTGACCCACGTATATTAGAGTTAGCAGATAATTTAAACATGAGTTTCGATACTTTATTAAATACTTTATATGGTAACGCAAAAGAATTTCCATCTATTTCAGATAAAAGATTAGAAAATATATGGAAAACTTTTAATCCTTATAATACAAATCCATCAGTAAAAAATTCTTTTGCAGATTACGTAGATGATATTGGTAAAAAAATTACAGAATTTGTTGATACAAGACCTAGAGGTGCCTCATTAGGTGCAGCTATAGCTGATGACCCTGTGTTTACAATTACAGGAGATATACCTTCTCAATTTAAAGACACACCTACAAATGTAGTAGATGATATACAAAAAATAGGTACTTTAGATTATCAAGGTCAATGGCACAATACTCCAACTGTGAACCTTATTAAAACAATAGAAGAAAATAACTTAGAGATATATGTTAAAAATAAGAATGGAGAGCTTGTTCGTTTAGGATTAGATGAAACTGCACAAATAGGAGAAAATGCAATACAAGGTTCACCTATGTTTGATGATGGAAAAATTGCAATAGCTGGTGTTATTGAAAAAGTAGAAGATGGTTATGCACTAGATTTATATGGTAAAAATCCTGATGAGTTAGCTAAATTACAAGAAGCATTACCTTCAAGTTTAGACCCTCTTAGAAAACCAGAAGGAACTCCATACAAATTAATACCAATAGACACACCTACAAATGTATTAGATGAGATTGGAAAATTTGTAGACCCTGAACTTGCTAGGAAAGCACAAAAAACTTTAGAACAAGCAGGGGAAGTAGGTGCAGCTCTAGCAGATGCAGCTAAAGAATTTGTTAGTAAAGCAAAGGATGTTACAAGTAAAACAGCAGGTAGAGCAATGAGAGTATTAGACCCAGGAGATTTAATTATTGAAACTAGCATAATGCAAATGGGTAAGAAATTGGGATTATCTACTATATCTGCAGGAGCTTTATACGCATATATATTATACGAAGGTTCTTTATTGTTATCTGATGTAGTCAAAGGCTTAGGAGAAGCTAATGAAAAAGCAGGATTATCAGCAAACAAGGTAGAAGACTACACAGGTTATTCGTTTACTGGTGGTAAGACAATAGATAATAGAACTGTTGATTACAAACAACCAGATATGAGTAACTATGGTAAAGATTTTTGGGAAGGATTTACTACAGATTCAGCATCAGATAAATATTCTTTAAGTTATAAGATAAGCAAACCTATCTTTAATAGTTTATTTGGGGATGTTTATGGTAAAATACAAACAAATACTCCTACCACAGTTGGTGGCGGAGGGAGAGTTAGAATTATATAATGGCCAATGCACAAGAGAGAAGTTTATTAAGACAGTTAATCGATGGTTACATTGATAAAAATGAGTATGATAGAAAAATTAGCGAGTTAAGAAGCACTGCTGATACACCTGAAGCTAAAGAAGAAAGGTTTAATAATTCTAATGTAAAATATACAGTTCCTGGTCAAGGTTATTTAACTTTAGAAGGTATTGAACAAGAACAAAGAAACAAACTAAAAGAAAGTTTAGAACAAACTGGCGATATAGATATTAATACAGCTAAAACAGCACAAGCAGATGCACAAGCAAAAATAGATTATATGCTTAGTGATGAATATAGAGAAGATTTAGAACAAGATAGATTAGATAAAATTAAAGAAGAGACAGAAGCTACTGGTGGAATGCCAAATGTAGATAGAATGCAAGGTATACAAGCTACTCACGAGATGCTTACAGGACATATTGATGATGCTAAACAAAGATTAGATGCAAGAGGTTCTGATACACCAATAGTATCTGAATATTTACCAATAGATAACCAACAGCCAGGAGATGGAGAACAACCTCCAGGAGATGTACCACCGCCAGTGGTAGAGGAAGAAGAAGTAGTATCTGATAATTTATACGGTAGATTAGGTGGGCAAATATGGAATATAGACGGATTAAATTATATAGTATTTGATATACCTCAAACATCTATGCACATGGCATACACAGCTACTGATGAACAAATAGATAATTTTTTTACAGTAGATAAACCTGCTGTACAAACATTTGATTTCAATTCTGAACAATGGTCTAGTTCTTATTTATTAGGAAACATAGTTGAAGTAGATGTTGAAAATATGGAAGTATCTGGAGTAGGTGGTTTTTTTGAACAGATAGTTTCTAACTTTGACAAAGTTAAAGAGACCAGACCTTGGATGGAAAATGATGAGATGTATTCTTTATGGTTAGAAAGTATCGTTGAGAATAGAGAGATAGCTGATTATGAATGGGAAGGTACTGAATGGTGGCAGACACATAGCCAAGAAGAAAGAGATTGGTTGTTATTGTCACAAGGAAAAGATTTAAGTACATTACCTAAAGATGCAGAACAGTTATTAAAAAATAATGCTATTAGAGCTAAAGAAGTTCTTAGACAAAATGGTGTATCTAATCCAGATGATGTAACTTTTAACGGACAGTCTTTAACAGACTGGTTTGGTAATAAATTAACAACAGGAACCTGGACAGAATTGCAATGGTTAAATCAAGCTAAAGGATTAGGAGACCCATTATCTGGTATTCAACAAGAACAAGCACTTACAGATTGGTTAAATGGTTCAGCTAAGCAACCAGAGACTACACAAGCAGGATATGCAACAGCAAGAGCATTAGCAGAAGAATGGTTAGGGCCTTTGTATGGAACATTTGAACAAGCTGATATAGATAAGTATGCAAGTATGATTAGAAATGCTGAAAGTGAAGAAGTAGGAATACAACAAGTTCAAGATAGTTTAAAAAATATTAGAAAAGTTTTATTTACTACAGATACTTATGATGAAAATCTAACTTACGAAGAAATAGCACAACCGTGGAGAAACTTTTCATTTCAATTACTTGGAGAAAGAATAGACGAAACAAGTACAGATTGGATAGAAGTATTAAATGCTAATGACCAACAAGAAGCTAATAAACTTCTTACTACTTACGGTTTAAATAAAGGTAATGAAACCATAATGGATAAAGTAACTGATGATATAGGTAGTTTCTTAGGTGTTGGTCCACAAACTAGAGGTATAGTGAGAGGACAAAGTACATAATGGCAACGTTATCATCAACAGCAAAAGCAGCAATTATATCTGAAGCTAAAAGTAAATTTGGTCCAAACTTTTCTGATGAACTACTGTCAATATATGTTGACGCATATATAGAAAGTGGCAATGATTCAGTAGAAGCAGGAAATATTATGAGACAAAGTGATGCTTATGCAGATGCTTTCCCTGGTAACTTAAATCCAGACGGTGTTTCTGTTAAATATTCAGAAAGTGAGTTCTTACAAATAGTAGATGCATATAAAAGAAAAGTAGAAAGTCTAGGTGTTAATGCTAATGTAATAATTACTAATGATAGAATTGCTACGTTAATAGAAAATGTAGTATCTCCTTCAGAATTTGGAGAAAGAGTACAAGCTGTATATCAAAATGTTTTAACTGCAATACCACAAGTAAAAGAATTTTATCAATTAAATTTTGGTCAAGAATTAACAGATGCAGAAATAATAGCTAGTGCTATAGACCCTAACGTTAGTCAGCAGTTAGCAACAGGTGCTATAGATGCTTCAACAGTTGTATCACAAAATATACTTAGGTCACAGATTGGTGGTCTAGCTTCAGCAGAAGGATTTAATATAACATTGACACAGGCTGAGACATTGAGACAACAAGGATTGACAGCTAAGACTGCTCAACAATCATTTAGACAAGCAGGTCAAATACAATCTATAGCAGAACAACAAGGTAGAACTACAGATGTAGTTGATATAGTGGGTGGTTTAAGTGGAGACCCTGAAGAACAAAAGAGAATACAAAGAATTATTGGACAACAAGAATCATTATCTGCTGCACAAACAGGAGCAGTTAGAAGTCAAACTGGGCAATATACAGGTCTAGAAGAAATCTAAATCTAAACTATACATTCATATATTTATGATATAATCATTATGACCCTGTACTAAGGTCTGGGGGTAAAACTTGACCTAGAACGAATACGGTCTTGATGCCTACTAACAAGACCTGCCAAATAAAAAAAGTAGTGTAAAAAATAGGCAGAGGATACCTGATGACCTCTTGGAAAAAAACATTAGAGAAATGGACAAGTGAATATGACAGAAGAACAAGAGTTAGACTCTTCCGAAGCAAGTGAAGACAAAAACTGGAAAGCAATGAGAGAGGAAAATAAAGCTCTCAAAGAAAAGCTAGAGGTTTTTGAAGAACAAGCAAAGGTAACTGTGTTTAAAGATGCAGGACTAGATACCACACAAGGTATCGGTAAAGCAATAAGCCAGGTTTATAATGGAGACTTAGATGTCGAAGCTATAAAAACTTTTGCAGCAGAGGAATACGGAGTCACTATAGAGGCTGATGTTGGGCAACAAGACGGTATTCGTGATGAGATTCAAGATAGCCAAAACAGGTTAACTAACATAACAAAAAACTCAGTAGTAGATAGCTTTCAAACTGATGATTTAATCGAAGCGATTAGACAATCAGAAGGAAAAGAAGGCGATATTAGAAGCTCTATGCGTCTAAAACTTGCAGCTATAGAAGAAGCAAAAAAGAACAGCTAAGTAGTTTCTTTTACTTCTTCTAAAAAAATAAACAATTTAGACAATTTATATAGGAGAAGATAAAAATGGCAGACATATCGTTAACTAATAACACGATTTATGCACAAAATATCAATAACTTTACTGGTGAATTGTTTAAAGTTGGTGGTCAAAGAACACCTTTACTGTCAGCAGTTGGTGGTTTGAATGGTGGTAAAACATTAAACTCTACATTTTGGCAAGTCCAAGTAGAAGATAATGCAACCATTTCTTCAGAACCAACTAAAGGACAAGAAGGTGCTGCACCTACAGAATATCTTGGAAGAGACAGAGCTGCGTATACTTATGTAACTCAGATTTTCCATAAAGGTGTACAAATGACTTATACAGCTTTAGCATCTACAGGAAACCAAAATCCTTTTGATTTGTCAGCTAATATTGCTAACGCCTCCGATGGAGACGGAACAGTAACAGCAGGAGACAAACTAGGATTGTTTGGTGGTAGTCCAGTAAATGATGAATTTGCATTACAGCTTGAAAAAGCAATGGAAAAAGTAGCAAGAGAAGTTGAGTGGTTTGCATTCAATGGTTCTTTCTCAGATGGTGCTAACACAACACCTGGGTCAGGAACTAGAGAAATGTACGGTATTGATGTATGGATTACATTAAACAAAAACGCAAGTAACTCAGCAGCCGTAAACCCATTGGGTGGTAACTGCTACTACAACGACACAGACGGAGACGGAACTGGTTCAACACAAGTTATTTCTTTCGCAACTATTTCAGGTGCGTTAAAGAGAATGTATGATAACCATGCACCAATGAGTCAACCTGTATTGTGCGTTAGCCCAAAACAATTACTAGACCTTAACAATGAACTTGTTAAAGGTACAGTTGATATAGCAGGAGCAATCATTCCTAGAGATAGAAATGTTGCAGGTATTGACATTGATACAGTTGTCACACCATTTGGTTCAATAGGACTAATGGTTGTTGACCCTGACATCATGCCAGACAACACTGCTTTCATCTTAGACCTAGCTTACATACAACCAGTATTTACCAATATCCCAGGATATGGAACTGTGTTTGTTCGTGACTTAGACCAAGATGCAAACGCTAGAATTGGAAAAGCAATTTATATGGAGATGGGATTCGAATTTGGTCCTCCTTCATATCACTGCAAGATTCAAGCAGTATCATAAAGATATAATTAATTAAAGAACTTTGGGAGTAGCTCCACCTGCTCCCATTGTTCTGCTATAGTAAGGTAGATATGAAAAGTAAATTAGCTTTAATAGATGTTTCAGAAGATAATAACGATAGCTTAGCTGTACAAACAGATGGCATGTTACTTTGTGGTGTTCAGTTTCCTGCAGCAATGACAGGTACTGCAATTACATTCGATTTCTCTATGAACGGTAGCTCAGGGTGGGTTGACGTTAAAGAAACAGACGGCACAGAAGTAAGCTACACAGTTTCTGCAGGAGACATGGTAAGAGTTGACCCTTCAGGTTGGGCTTTTGCAAGTAACGGATATATCAGAGTATCATCTAACGGCTCAGAAGCAGCAGACAGAGAAGTAATATTACACTTTAGACACAGTTAGGAGTAACTTATGGGTATACTCTTAATGTTAAAAGAGGGAAGAAATCTTACTATTGAAAATAATATAGAAGATTTAGAACCTTCGTTTCCAATAATAGATGACCAAACAGTTGCTAATGGTGGTTTCGGTATAGCATCATTTGGTATAACACCATTTGCAAAACAAGAGGATAGAGTAGCATAATGAGTGCAACAATTAGAGATTTAATAGATAGAACCTTTAGGGAATATTTAGAACCTGCCGATGAACTTAATTCCTACACAGCAGTTGATTCTACAATGAGTTCGAGTGCAACAACTTTGTCATTTGACGCTGACCTACTTACACAAGAAGAAGAAGATGTAATGGATGCAGGTACAATACTTGAAATAGACCAAGAATTAATGTACTGCACTGCTTTAGATACAGTTAACAATACAGTTACAGTTGTTAGAGGTGTGAGAGGTACAACAGCAGACTCACATGATGTGGGTGCTATTGTTAAAATTGCTCCTGTCTTTACAAGACTTGCAGTGTTTGATGCTGTTAAAGACCAAATAAATAATCTCTTTCCTACATTGTTTGCAGTAGATACTCAATCAGTTACTACCGCTACAGGATATACACTACTAGGAACTTATGATTCTGTTGGTACACATAATTATGTTGTTTCAATACTTAGTGCTATATCACAATATACAGATTTTAGTGCAGGTTCAGATACTACTGGTGTTAACTTTGCTCCTGTAACTTGTTCTTTAATAGAGCTTCCTAATCCATTTACTTATACAGATTCTGATGGAACAGATAGAACAATGACTTACTCTACAGGTCCTTCAGTCGTTCATGCCGTGCAGTTTGCAGGTATAGCTGCAGGACATACAGCTTATGTAACTTTTAAAAAAAGATTTATAGAACCTACTTTAGAGTCTAATACTTTAGCTTCAATAGGTTTAGAAAATGAATACGAACCAATTATTATGGCAGGTGTAGCTGCACAAATGATGGCAGGGAGAGACATTCCTGCTGTTACTAATCAATACATAACAGAACAAATGGCCGTTCAGGGTTATCCTGTTGGTTCAAGTAACTCAATAAGAAACTCTTTGTTACAGTACCAACAACTTTTAATTAACCAGGCTAGAAAATATTTAAGAGCTAAATATCCTGAGGCAGTATCGGTTGATGGATTGGTATTTGGAATACAGGCATAATGCCTAGAATACCTACATCTGGAGACGTACTAAACCCTCATAGAAAAGGATATGATTTTCGTATTGATAACTTTTTACTTAGAGCAGCAGTAGGCCCTAACAGGCAAATGACTATACAGTCATCTGATGTTCAAGGTCAAGAAATAGATGTTAGACAAAACGCAGAAGACTTTACTACAAACATTGGTCGTATATATTCTAGGAATGATTTTTCTGGTGGAAGTAATTTAGACTTAGCACACCAGAGAGCAGGTGGTCCCAGGGATGTTACAAGATTTTGGGATAGTAAATCTATAGATGTTTTTGGAAAAGATAAAGGAACAGCTTATAACATATCGTTACTTCACACAACAGAATTAGATACAGATGTATCTTTTTCTTCATCAGATGATGATAACTATATGGCAGTTGTTGGAACAAGTATTTATGTTTGTGATGATGCAACATTAAAAAAATCAACAGATGGAGGAGACACCTGGTCAACAATAACTCACGGTCTTACATCTGGTTATCATATTAAAGGTATGGCATCACATGGAGATATGCTTTACATGGTTGCTAACAATGGTTCAGCAGGAGAAATAGAAACTTGGGATGGAAGTAGTTCAACTCAAAAAATGTCAGCAGCTATTTACGATGGTATATGGTCAGCTAAAGGAAAATTATTAGTAAGTGTTGGAACTACGATACATCAATATGATGGCAATACAACTGTAGGTTCTGCAATTATTACATTACCTTCTGGTCAAACATGGACAGACGTTGCTGATGTTGGTGCAGTTATTTTAGCAACAGCATCTGACGGAAGAATATATTCTATTAAAGATGCATCTGGAACTTTTACAGCTAAAGGGCAAACAGAATTATCAGGAGGAGAAATACCAACTTGTGTAGCTGAAGCACAGGGAGAAATATTTTATGGAGTAAAAGAAGTACAAACAGGAAGTAAAGTTGTTGGAAGATTATATAGAGCCTCACTTACTGTAGCTGATGATTTATATGTTTTAGCTAACCAACAATTAATAAAAGAATGGAGCATAGATTCTATTGCTGCTCAACCTATGTTTTTATATACAACTAGGGATTCTATCTATACAGGTATTAAGGAATCTTCCACAGAAACATTTTTGTGGAGATATTATTTACCTACTGCAGGTATAGCTAGAGACCTTAAATGTGGTGCAGGTGGATTGATGAAAGGTATCTCAAAAGTAAATGAAAAGATGATAGCAATAGTTGGTGGTAGTGGTTTTTATAAACAAACTTCTATATATGAAGAAGAAGGTTATTTAATAACAGCAGCAGCAGACTTCTTTACTGCAGAAAAAAAACAATTTGTAGAAGCACAAGTAGAAACAGGAGTTATAAACTCAGGAGATGCTGTTGAGTTACATTTTGCAGAAGAGTTAGATTCTATTAATGATTCAGATGATTCTAACTGGGAGTTAGCAGTCAATGTTATTTCTGGTAGCGGTACTTCTGCTGCACAGATGAATAATGTTTCTAGGTATGGTTCTATGAAAGTTGTATTAAAAGCTGCATCAGGTGTTGATGTTACAGATACAACACCAACAGTTCAATCAATTCAAGTACGTGCATTAGCAAGACCAGAACTTGTTGTTGTACAGATACCAGTTAATTTATCTGATAGAGTTGAGAGACCTTTTAGAAAACCTATAACTGTAAAAAATTTAGGAGAAACTATATACCAAACTTTAAAAGGTAAAGAAGGAGATGCTGTTACTTTAGAAGTTTATGAACCTGAAGAAGTAATAAGAGGCGTTGTTGAGTCAATACAATATCCTATTACTGGACAATATCCTGAGCTTGGAAGTGTTACTCAATATGCAATTTTAACTATTAGAGGTACAAGGCAAGAAATTTATGGTACAGTTACTTCAGGAAATATATTGGCTGTAAGCGAATATGGAGTAATGAGATTTGGATAATAAATATACAAAAAGTTTAAACAAGATGTGTATAATGGAGAGATATGACGGCTAGAGAAACCAACTTAGTAAACGCTTTTGAAACCACGTTAGCTGCACAGTTAGCTAGTGGTGGTACTTCAATGAATTTAACAGATGACCCAGGAGTAGATTCCCCTGCTTATTTTGTAATTGACCCTGATAATGACAGTAACAGAGAAGTTATATTATGGGCATCAGGAACTAACCATGCTGCTGCAACAGTAACAAGAGATATTGATTCAAAGCATGGAACAGACCCAACACATGCAGCAGGAACTAAAGTTAGATTAGCTGTAGTTAAACAACACATAGAAGAAGCACATGATGCTATTCAACAAGGTTTTATTTTAGAAGATGATGATGGTACCGAAGTTAACATTGCTCCTTCTGTTTCATCAGGTGTGTATACAGCTAGAGAAATTAAGTTTATTGGAGATGGTGTTGACATTGATTGGACAGATACAAGTACTGGTTCAGATGGAGACCCTTACGATTTAACTTTTACATTAGATTTAAATGATTTATCTGCAGGTACAGTTGCAGTAGACAGTGACTCAATAGTTATTTTAGACTCAGATGACAATGCAAGTAAGAAAGAATCTATTGCTGATTTAATTGCAGCTATTGATGGGACAGGTTTAACAGCAAGTTCAGGTGTTCTTTCTGTAGATTCTTCACAAGCTATAACAGCTTTGACAGGTGGAGACCTTACAATTTATGATGACCAAAACAACGCAGACGTTTCTCTTATTATGGGAACAAGTGCTGCAGAGTCATTAACAATTCAAGTTTTAAATGGTGGTTCTAATAAAACAGCAGAAGAAATACATTTTTCAACTGCTACTGCTTCTTCTACAGCTAACCATGGCAAAATGGTATTTGATGTAGATGGTACTGATATTGTAACTATTGATGATGGCGGTATAGATTTAGCATCAGGAAAAACATTTGCTATAAATGGTTCAGATATTTCAACTACAGATACAACATACTCTGCAGGTACAGGACTTACACTATCAACTACAACATTTAGTGTTGATGCTTCACAAGCAATTACTGCTTTAACTGGAGGAGATTTAACAATTTATCATGATGCTAATAATGCTGACGTATCCTTTAAGATGGGTACTTCTGCAACTGAAGCGTTATCAATAGAAGTATTAAATGGGAGTAGTAATAAAACTGCTGAAGAAATTAAGATTTCAACATCTACAGCTTCTGGAACTGCTAACCATGGAAAGATTTCTGTATACATAGACGATGTAGAAATAATGGATATTGATGATGGTGGTATTGATATGGCATCAGGTAAAACTGTTGCTATTGATGGTACAGATATTGAAGCATTATCCTTAATAGATGAAGATGATTTTGCGTCAGATAGTGCAACGAGACCACCTTCACAACAATCAGTAAAAGCATATATCGCAAATCAAGGATTTGCAGATATTGGATTAATAATAGCACTAGGATAGAGGAATAATATGGCAAATGTATTTAAGAACGCATACGCAGATGGAACTACATCTCTAGCAGATTTAATTCCTGCATTAGATTCTAATCATGAAGCAATAGTCTTAATGCTTAGAGCAACTAATGTAGATGGAACTAATGATGCAACTGTAGATGTAAGAGTCGTAGATGGTTCTTCAGGTGACTCATATATTGCTTATACTATGACAGTACCTGCTGACACTTCTTTAGATGTATTAGGTACATCTAAGTTAGTATTAGAAGCTACTGATAAAATCT